GTTTCTTCAATAGAAATTATTGCTCTATGGCTATATACAGAAGTTGGTCTCCATTGCTTTTCTCGTTTGGCAGAACGATGTAACTTAGGGAATAATTTCGAAGTTTTAATATGTAGTCTATAAACAATTCCACAATCTTTTTTCCCTTTAACACTGTTATTACATGTTGCCCTTTTTTCTGATAAGGTCGCTGTTAACCCTAAGCTTTCGCATACTTCCTTACAATCAAGAATTAATTGTTTAGATTTTAAAATTAAATCATAACTTGAACCTTCACAATATCCATCAGTATCAATTAAACCTTGAAGTAATAATAGACGATTATTAATAGAGTTATATTTATATTCATTAGGTATAAATTTTGTTTCAGAATTAGTTTGCCATAAATTATATTGTTTTAAAATATCACTAAAAATATGTTTGTGATTTGTATTAATTTGATAATCATATTTATCTTTATGTTTTAGAGAGGCCCCAATTGAAAGCAATCCTTCATTAACCCATTGTAAAACATCTTTATCTTCATTAGTAAAAACATTTTTACGAAAACTTCCATCTCCAAGTAATGCTCCCATAGTATATGGTTCAATTTTTAATTTTTGTTCCGGAAATTGAATGGGTTGAGTCATGGGAATAAAAATATTTTTTCTTAGCGATTTTCCTTTACCAAAATTATTTTTAGCTCTTGCTTCCTTATATAAAGGATATTTATCTATAATCTCTTGTAAAGAAGCTGTAATCCAAGTTGAGCTTTTATGACTTCTTAAAGACTCTGTTTGAAAAGTCCATAAATGTTCATTACAACATTTAATTTGAGTCCTATCTGAAAAAGTAACAATATATTCTTTCTTTTTCCCTTGTGGGAAAACACCAGTTATTTGATGTAGATTACCATCTTCTCCATAAATTTTATCTCCAATCTTAGCATTTTCGATAAAAATCGGACCATTAACAGTATAAAGCTTACTACCATGACTAAGCGCTTTGCCCGCGGCCGCGGCGGCTAAAACAACTATCCTCTTATCTTCTTTTTCCAAGATTTCTTTTTGTAATTTGCTTAACTCCATTTTATCCCTCTCTTTGATTCGTTTTTAAATATCCATTGGATTACATTTAGTAGGGTCACACTCATATGTAAATCTTTTAGAACAGTTATAGCAAATTTCCCAATCTGGATACCAATACTTTTTTATATAATTATATTCCTCCTCATAAAGACAAGGACGAGCAGATAGTTGTAGACAAGCCTTTATTAATAACTCAATAAGTCTGTCTTTTTTCTCTTCGGGAAAGTCGAATTCGGGTGATTTATCTGTGCATATAAAAAAACCATAATCAGTAATAAGTTTATAAAGTTCTTTATCATTTTCAATTGAACCTGGATAATATTTTTTAATATTTGTTTCTAAACAATCAGCCATTATCGGTTCTATAGGATAATCCATGTTTTAACCTCCCTCTCTTTGGTTTAATCCATATTTGTTTGTTTGATAAAAATTTATCCAATATTTTTCTCTTTCATTTATTTTTTCTTTTGGAACTTCTTCTAATATTTCCCAAGTGTAGTTCCATACACCATCCCTTTCCAATCTTGTATGAAAAGATGAGTGCGCAATTGTACCAATAGATAAGGAAGATTTAATATGTTCTATCCATCTTTTTCCAATATCAACACTTCTCCCAATGTATGATTCACCCGTTTTCAAATAAGTTATTTTATATATACCACTTATTTTTCGACCAGCAGTTACTCTTTTTACCATTTCCAAAGATGGTCTTTTAATAAAGATTTCCCAAATTAATTTTTGTAGGGCTTCTTTATTTTTTAACTTATTTTTAATCTCTTCCAAAATTAAAATATCATTTTTTTCATCTTCAAGAATTACTATTTTATAGAATTCTTCTTTCTCTTGTATTTCTTTTTCTCTTAAGATAGCCTGGTTAACCGTTTCCCGCGCCAGGCGATAATCTTCCAATTCGGATAATATTTTTTTAAGTTCTTCTTGAGCCTTTTGTTTTTCTTCTTCGTTTAATTCTTGGAATGATTTTAATATATCGTTTTGGATTCTGATTTGTTCATTATAATAGTTTTCTACTTGTTCATCTAATAACTTTAGCTTTTCCTTTTTCTTTTCCTCAATTAAACGATTAAGTTCTTCTTCTCGTACTTTTAGAAGAGTGTTATTGAATGAAAGCTTTTGACCAATTTCTTCTTCTATTTGTTTTTTTTGGTTATATAAATCTTCTAGTTCTTTTTGGACTTGAACTACTATCTTTTCCCTTTCAGTTTGATAGATTTCATTTCTAATTTTATCTGTACTTTCTTTTATCTTTTTTTTATAAATGTTATAAGATAGGAGAATTACAAGTCCGCATAGAATTATTGTAATTAAAAATTCCATACTTGTTCTCCATATTTATTTTATACATTAATTATAACAGAAATAAAAAAGAAAGTCAAATTTCTTCGACTTTCTTTACACTTAATCTTCGTCTATTCTTCTATTCCTCTTTCCAGACTATCATCTATCTCCCACTTACAGATTTCTTGATAAAGTAAATTTATGTAACTATTACTGTGAAAACCTTCCCTATATAGGAGATAAGTAACATCAACTGTTTTTCTTTCATAAATCGGTATTCGTTTTTCCATCCGATACTTGTAATAAATATTTTTTATAATATTTCTTAACTGCTGCTTTACCCCATCTTTTACGAGGTCTAAGTCTACTGATAATTTTTCAATAAGTCCTTTTATTTCTTCTATATCTTTATTCTGTTGGTAGTTTACATCAGTTATTTCTTGAGTATTTTTCTCAAAAATATTTTTAATAAAGGTTTTACCACCTTTCGCAAAAACAGTAATTAAGGTAATAGTTGATAAAATTAAGCTAATTATAACAGCAATATCTTTTACTATCTCCATTAGATTGCCCTCCACTTTATTTCAGCTTTCCTGTTGTAAAGTGAAAAAAGCATTAGGGGCATCTATTTTTTTGGTACTCTCTCCAGAGTGTGTCGTTGAAAAACTTATCGTTTGGTAAAAACTTGTCGTTAAATATATCGGCACTTGATTGTAGATTTTTTATTTCCCAAAAAGGAATTATATATAGAGGTATATTATTTGCAGCAGCGTAAGCAATTTTAATTCTATCGCGCTCTTGTGCCTTCAAAAAATCTTCTCTTTTCTTAAAAAACTGTTTTGTGAACTTGAAATGTTGTTCACCTTGAACTTCAATAAGAGAATTGCGCGATGGGATATAGAAGTCGAACTTATATAGCCCATTACGCAAATCTCTAAATTGTTTTTCTTTTTCAAAGGGGATTTTATCTTTATTAAGAAGTTTTATGATAATAGATTCATATGCTGAAGTTCTACTCATTAAAAATCCTATAATAGTCTGTATCATTTATTGTAAGGTCTTCACGCCACTTAAGAAATTTTGGGTGCCTTAAACCACCTGGAACTCCATTTTTTGATGGAAACACTTCCATACAAGTAATTTCAGCAATCTTACCCTTATAATTCTGCCAGTTTTGTAAGACCTCATCTGTTAATCCAGATAATGAACCAATTGGAACTAATTTATCCCCTTTCTTTACACCAATAACCAGACTGCCAGCCCAACCATTAAAATAAGTTTTCGTCACGGGTTCAATCGGCGCCCCGTTCTGATAATCTTTATAAAATTCACCATTTAATTTTTCGCCAGTTCTGACGTTCTCCCAAAATTTCCAAGTTTCAATTTCTTTCCCATTATATAATCTTGTGGGTGGGTTCATGTCAAGAATTACAACATCAAGTGTTTCTTGAAGTTCTTTCTTAATTTTAAGGGTTTTTCGCGCAGTCCTTTTACCAGGTTCTGGTAAGGAATCTTTTTTAGTTATAACGATTCCTTCTTGACCGCTTGCAAGACCAATCTGAAGTTTCCCCCAAAGTTCTTTTCCTTCATAATAATGAGCAAATTTTACATAACATATTTCATTTTTTGATGCATATTCTTTAAGATATTTATCTTCTAACAGACGTAGAAGCTCAACCCTATCTTTAAAGGGGGTTTTGAGCATACTGCGCCCGTCAAATGCCCATATATCAAAAACATAATAATGAAGTTTTTCACCGATTTTTTGTCTCTCAATAGCTTTTTGTTCAAGGCATCCCATGATGGTTGTTACATTAGAACTACCCTCTTTATTTGGAAAATAAATTTCTCCGAGAAGGCAAGTTCCATTTGGCAAACTGTTGAAAAACGGTTGAAGATGAGGCACATGACCTATTTTATTCAGAAATTCACCACCAACCCCTCTATTACGCCCTTGAAGGCGCATATTACCATCCATATCTTTAATAAAACGGTAATAGGCGCCATCTATCTTCCTCGCGCCCAAATATTCGTTGGAAAAAATCATACTTTGGGTTTCAGCCTTAGAATCTTTCTTATAGCCTTTTGGAAAAGACCAATACTTTTCAGACTCCAGCTCATGAAATCTTACACCGTCAATACTACCAAAATCACCCATAATTTTCTCCTCTTTTATTTATTTTCTACTATTAGTATACCTTAAATTTCCGAATAAATCAATTTCTAAATTGTCCCAATGTTTTACATGGAGTCCTTCTTTTTCAACAAACTCAAGGGCTTTATAGGTTAAATCTAAAAGTGTACCATTATTATCAATTTCTATATCATATTGATATTCCAAAACTTCTTCGTCTGCATGATTTAACTTTTTAGAATTTTCCGCTTCGGTTCTTCTAACTATAAGCGACTTTGCGCCAAACCGTTTACACATTTTATCAATTTCTTTTGGCTCTCTACACATTACAAAAATCGCTACCTCTTTTTCATCAAGTCCATGGTACCGAATTGGATATAAAAAATCATTAATACGTCTTTCAATATCTTTTATTGGGATATCATCCCATTCTGTAAGGATATCTTTCAAATCACTTAAAAATTTTCTATCTTTTGGAGTTTTTTCTCCATTCCAACCCAAATCTTTAGCAATTTCTTTAACCAAATCAACGGTTGAAAGAATAATACCATAATTTGGTGTGGTAATATCAATTACCTTTGAACAAAAAGTATCTTTGCCACTACCTGGCGCGCCATTAACGATATATATCATGTTTTTCTTTACTCCCTGCTTGTATATATTGTAAAACCCAATCTACAAATCTTTGTTTAAAGAAGATAATTTTATCTCCTTCAATAATTTGGCTGCCTTTAAGAATACTATCAATAAAAATCCAACTTTTTGCGTCAGCTAAAAAATCTTGGACTGGTTTAAGGTCCCTTAGTGATTTTAGTTCATTAAGATAACTATAATCATCATACTCATAATAAAGTTGAATCATCATACACTTATAGATATTATATAAGGTCATACCTAAAAGTTCCATCTTTATTTCTCCATTGATTTCATAAATCTTTTTAAGCCCCCAAACCTGTCCAATGATATAACTAGAGTTTGCTCTAAAGAAAAAGTTGGATTCTTTATTATTTCTTGTTAGAGAATTCGGATTATCTCTCCAAATATAAGTACATTCATCAATTTTACCAGGCCTCTTTGCACAATTAACCGCGACTAAGTTAAAGTATGCATCTTCATTTAATCTGAGTTCATTTGGAAAACGAATATTGTTTTCTCTTAAATATTTAAGACGATAAATTTTCCCATGACAATTAGATACTATGAAATCTCCTGCAATATAGCTATGATTATTTGCGACTGTAATGTTATAAACCATTTCAGAGGGTTCTTTTTCTATAGAAATTCCATAGGTAAAACATTTATCTTCTTCTTGTGTTACCCATCTTGAAACAGTATTATCATCATACCAATAAATAGTATATTCATCGTGACGATTACAACTTTTACCTTGAATGAGTTGAGTAGTTTCGTCTAATTTCTTTCTACCATAGGTAGGGGTATAGCCTAGAGTTCTCAATATTAGCGCAGTTTCATATGCTAATTGTTTACTGACTGTTATAATCTTATTTTGCGCGCGACCGTTTTGTCCTATAACTGTACAGCCATCTGCCTCAAAGTATCCTTGGAGCAAAGCTTTTAATGTTTCGTCATCCCATTGTAAGAAGTCAGAAGGAAAATGCTTATCAGTGGCGCGTCTTCCGCATTTTTCAAGATAAGAAATTAATTCTTTATTACTCTTGTGTAAAGTAAATTCTGGGCAATCTGGGCGACTGGCTCTTTCATGTTTACCAAAAGAAATATTAGCTTCCTTTAATTTTTCCGAAAGGTATTGTTCTTCTTCTTTTGAAGAACATAGAAAAAATGAGGAATATTCTTTTACAGAATTTTTAAGTTGGACTTTTTTAAAGGTCTTCCATCCATCTCCAACATATCTTCCAATAATATAAGCTAGAGCCGAATCAATTTTTTTTATCCTATTATTAGGAAGTTTGAAAAGGGCAAGTTTGTCTTGGTGCTTTATTTCTTTAAGCGGCTTTTCAACTAATTCATGATTGTTGTAAATGTAAAACTTATGATTATCTGTAACATTTAGTGATAGCGCGCCGCTAACTTTTGTTGATACTATATTATTAGCCATGTGCGCCATGATATTTTCTATTGGTTGTAATGAACCATCTTTTGTATATACTAGGTCACCAACCTTTAATTCTTCTATTGGTCTATAGCCATTTTCTGTTAAGATAGGAGTTCCTGCTGTAAAACACCAAGTAACTGGTGTTTTAAAAACATTCAACTGAAAACCAGGGTTGTTTTTTTCTTCTGCTATAAAAGTGCTTGAAATAACATCAGCATTATTTCGTTTGGCTTCTCGATACAAAATTTCAACTGCGCGTGGAGTAAGCATATCATCTGAATCTAAGAACATAACATAGTCACACATTTTGGTACAATCCATTCCATATTGACGTGCTGTACCTGGGCCACCATTTTCTTTTTGAAGTAAAAAGATTTTTAATCCGCGCCTCTTATACTCAGCAATTATATCAGAATAATCTTCTCCATCGCCATCTTGAACTATGGTAACAAGAAACATATCTTTCGTTTGCGCCACCAATGAGTCAAGGGCTTTGGGAAGGGTCTCTCGCGCCTTGTATGTCGGTATAATTACATTAACCATTTATATCTCCTTATATAATAATAGATTATTATTTTTTCCATATAGGTATTGCTTTTTATTATTTTCTTTCTTTATTAAAGAAAAGACTTACCCTATTTTAGATTATACACCCATTTTAAAATAAAGTCAAATTTTTTGCTTTAACTGCAAGGTCATCGACAAAGTTGTTCCATTTGGAATGGGTAATTTTGTCATCTGCATGGCCCTTTACCTTTTCAAATGTGAACCTTCTATCCTCAAAAAATGGGATAAGCCGCTCCCAAAGGTCTTGATTAGCAACAGGTTGCTTTTTACTATTCTTCCAGCCATTATTCTGCCAGTTTTTATACCAATTCTGTTTTTTACAATTTATACAGTAGGCACTATCAGAGTAGACAATAACAGAATCAAACTCTTTAATAATAGTTAAAGCTTTTTCACAACCGTTGATGATTGCTAATAATTCGCAAATATTATTGGTTGCATTTTTAACGTGACCGCTATCATAGAATAGGAGGTTATCTTCATTATCAAGTATTGCCCAAGCATAGCCACCTACTGCGTCAGCCTTTCCGTTACCACTGGTAGCGCCGTCACAATATATTTTTATCATCTTAGCTCTCCCTTTTATAATATTCTTCGTAAATATTCTTTACTTTTTCTCTTGGAAAATTAAGGTGTGAACACATAAAATCCAAATAATCATCAATTATAATTCCATCATTTTCTTTTAACTTTAGCTTTTCAATTTTACGAAACTGTTTATTAAAAAGTTTTGTAAAAAACGGAATCTTTGCTTGAATTTTATATCCATAAAGCCCACTTGCTTGGCGCGCGACAGATAAAAACATAAGATGGTCTTTATTCTTTACATCGAAGTGTATAAATTGAATTGTATTATTATGCCTAATAGCATAGGAATGTATGTTTATAAAGGTTGCTTCAACTAACCTGTCATACGCATCGAGTTCTTGTTTTGATAAATTCATATTATTCCTCCTTTTATATATATTTATTATACCACAAAAAACATAGAAATGCAAATTTCCTCAAACTTTTTGAGCCACAAATTTAAAAACTGACTTATATCTGGAAGGATAAAAGGAGGTATAAATTATGAAATACACACGAGTCCTTAAATTAGGGAGTAGTGGTGATGATGTCTTCTATATTAAGAAATGTCTTTTCAGCCTTAAATACTACCCAAGCACAATAACAGCTATTACAAAAAAAACCTTTGGTAATGACACAGTTAAGGCTGTTTTAGCTTTTCAAAAAACTAATAAAGATAATACTGGCAAACAACTTGTTGCTGATGGCAAGGTAGGACCACTGACATGGGACGCAATTGTTAGAGAATATCAGAAAATTTCTGCTACAGAGCCAATATATACAGCACCAGTTCTTAATGGACTATTAAAAGTTGGTAGTCGTGGAGAAGAA